ACTTACGTCTTTTAGATGCTTTAGATCCAGCTTTTACTTTACCTGTTACTGCTGTTTTTAATTTGCTACCAGGGTTTGCTGCTCTGTATGCTTTAACACCTTTTGATGTCATACCTGCACCAGATTTGGTAGATCTATAATTAGCACCAGGTCCTTTTGTAGTCTTTCTAATTGTACCACCAGATTTAAAACCTGGGGCGTCAATCATTTTACCATAATACTTTTTAGAACTTGAATTACTTAAACTAACGGGACCAGAAGAACCTTGAGCTTCTTTTTTTATATAACTTCCAGTATATTTAGCATCTGGCATTCTCATAATTATGCAATGTGAGTTTTACCACAAAGTAAACAAACTTTAGTGGGTTTAGGAATTTTTACAAATTCTGTTGGACATGCACATCTTTTGCCAAATATTCTGTCTACAATTCTTTTAAATAATTTTTTCATTATTTTTTTCTTAATTTACCTAACGTTATAGCGAGTCTAGCTCGTTGACCCATCTTACCTTTTTTCTTAGCAGCAGATGCTAATTTTTTTGCAGGAATCTTTTTGCCTTTTTTAATGCCTAAAGATTTTCTCAACGCCCCTGGTTTCTTAATAGCTTTTTGTATAAATTTTTTATCAGCCATTATGAGTTTTTTCCGTAAGCTCTGCCTTTTCCTTTTTTCGCCATTCCACAACCTCTGACTTTACCACCTTTTTTATAACCTTTTTCAATTTCACCAATGACTCTTTTTTTTTCTGCTCGTCTATTTGGATTCATCTTTTCAGAATCAATTCTTCCTAATTCTTCAAGATTATTCATTTTTCCTGTGTTCATAAATTACCTATTTATTTTTCCAGATTTTTTAGCTTTAGAACCAAATTTTCCGTAAGACTCATCTCTTGAATCTTTAAGTTGTTTTGCAGTTCTTTTTTTTCTTACTCTCATAGCGATAGATTCATCTTTTCTATCTTTGTATCCCTGTTTTTTCTTTTTAACAGATCCACCTTTTTTCATACCAGAACTTCCATATGGAAATCTGACATTTGATCTTACTCCATTTTGTCTCATTTTTTTCCTCCGTGTGATTTAAATATTTGTGTACCCTTTATACCATAAATGCTTGCAACGACAAGGATCCACAAATTTGTAAACCATGAAGGGAGTGCTGCAAAGTGTTCAAAGAACACATTTACTTTCTCCATAGCTGACGGATCGTCACTTACAACTGCCCAGGCCAAAATTGCTATTGGCGCCGAGAGAATTAATAAAACTGCCTCGTCCTTCCAGTCTGACTGACGGGCCTCTAACAGTTTACCTTGGTAAGCTTCCTTACCTTCGGCCATACGAGATGCGTGCATAAGCTGTGCATCTGACATAGCTATCTTCGTTTTCTGCTTGTTAGCATAAATTTTACTTCCAGCAGAAACGGCTAATTTAATTGCCGATAACCACATGTTAGTACCAAGTAGCCTTAACAGGTTTTTTATCAGCTCTTAAAGCTTTAGTTCCTTTTACAGTAACTACTTCTGCTTTAGTACCACTCGTCATAGGAATAGTAACGCCGCCTGTTGCATAACCATCAGCTCCAGCCCCTAGTTCTTTTACAACTTTAGGGTCTTTGTCCATAAATCTAGATCCTCTAGTCCAATCTTTGCTCATAATGTTTCTCCTTAATGATATTATAGTTAATTTTTCTTAAAATTTCTACCGAAATCGTGAACTTTACTTTTGTCTGCCATTTGTTGTTTAGCAATTGACACTCCTGCACGCAATCCAGCTAGTTCTTCGTTTTGTTCTAGCTTTTCGTCGTGTTGTTGGTCGTCCATCATAGCTCTCATCGTGTCTAAGTCTAATCTTGCTTCATTATTTGCAGTTCTGTCTTGGTCTGCTTTAGCTTTTAGGTCTAATTCACGTGATTTTAGTTTTAAAAGTGGGTCTCCACCTACTTCAGAGCTAATTTTGTCTTCTTCTTTAGCATAATCAGCTGTCATTTCTGCAATTAGGATAGCTTTTCTTGCTTCCATCATAGAAGTTAGTTGTTGAACACGTTGTTGCATCTGCATTGCTTGTGGATTTTGTTGCATCATCTGCATTGCTTGTGGATTTTGCATCATTGGTGCCATTTGTTGTTGAATAGATTGTAATTCTTGTAGTTCTTCAACATATTCTAATTGAATTTGTTCTTGTGCCATTAAAGAAATGTGTTCAAGTATGTTTTTTTGTAAAGACATCATTGCCATTGGATTATTTTGCACCATAGAGATAGACATAAAACTTAAATGTGCATCGATGTGTGCTTTATGATCTTGACCAGGGTATGCTTGAAAAGGTTTACCACTAATTGCCATGATATGTTCTAAACTTGGATCCATTGGTTGTGGTGGCATTGGTGGAGGTAAGATTGCATTTATATTTTTAACTCCAATTGCATCATACATAGATCTGTAAGCTTGATATAAATTATGAATTTTAGGATTTGATTGCGCTAATTGTAATTGTGTTTGCGCCATTGAAATTCTTTGTGTTTGAGAAAATATATTTGGATCTGCTACCGGTAGAATATCTACTTTGTCATCAAAGTCTGCTACTTTAACATTTCTTGATGCACCGGGAACGTCGTAAGGATATTCAGTAGGCAGATATGATTTAAATACTTCTGCTAATAATTTAAATTCATTTTTTAATCCTACATATAATCTTTTGTGAATAGCTGACATAACACGTGATCCACGTTCTAATAATGCAACCGTAGTTCCAACTGCAGCTCCTTGATTCATATCTCCTACTTGCATATCAGCAATAGATGCAAATCTTTGTGCACCTGATACTACGATACCCATTAATTGTAATAAAGTTTGATCTGGTCCTTTAAATGGTAGTTGCATAAACTGATCTTTAATATTTCCACCAGGTACATCGACATCTCTAAATTCTCCAGGTTGTAATGGTTGGGCATCGTCTCTCATTCTTACACCTCTAGTTTTAAAACCAGCTGGTAAGTTTGCTAAAGTTCCTGCATCTAACAATTGTCTTAATGCAACTGTAGCTGTTCTAGATAATCCACCAATCATGTGAATTAAACCTAAACCATAAAAACCTAAACCTGGTAAAAATTTAAAATGTACAAAATAATCTTTTTTCTTTTTTAAAGGATCTAGTGCTTCATAGTTTCTTCTAATAGATAAAACTTTACCGTTAGCTTCATCAATTGTAATAATGTAAGGAAGTTTAACTCCTGTAGGTTCTTGATCTTCAGGATTAACATCTTCATGTCCTTCTAAATCTATATCAACATGCATTTCTAAAATTGTGTACATGTCTTCACTACCACCTTGAGTAATACCTTCTAATTCTAATTCTTTTTGTTTAAGTTGATCTTGTTGTAAAGGCGGCTCTCCCAAATCAATGTCTTTGTAAAAGCCATTGATTTGTTGTTTTCGTAAATCATTTTGTGACATACGAATAACATGGATTACAGCTTCCGCATCTTCTAATGAGGTAGCAGAGTACGGCACGACTAAATCTTCAGCCGGTATAAATTTTGAAACGGCTCTACCTAATAGATCGTCATAATAAACTTTCTTAAAAGTAGAACCGCTGAGGGGTAGATAGAAAAGCATTTGATCAAACTCTGGTTCATATTCTTTCATCTGATCCATAATTTGATAATTCATAAAATCTTTAACACGTTTAGATTGTTCTTCTTTAGCGACACTTGCATCGCCCATAATTTGAGTTCTTACAGGACCGTCGGCTGGTAATAATTCTTTATAAGCTTGTGCTTGAAATTGTGTAACGGCTTCTGCTAATACGGGGTGAGTAACTGAACTTGCTCCTCTAAAAGGTTCTGTTCTAGTTATATATTTAAAACCAAGTAAGTTTAATCCTTCTTTATAACTTTCTTCCCAATCTTGTCTTGATTGTCTGTAGTCTTTATACTTATCCATTAACTCAGAAGATAATGTATCTAAAACTGAATCTTCTAAAAACTCTGCTAAATTTTCAAAATGATCTTGTCCACCTTCTGGATTAACTGAACTTGGATCAAAGTTAACAGTTGCTCCTCCGTCATCATCTATTTCAATTTCTGGAGCGTCACCTTGTTGTCTTTCAACAATTTCTTGTTGAGTTTCTATAATCTCTTCTTGTCCTGGAATTTCAATTTCGGTTTTTGTATTGGGTAATGATTTGTCTATAGTAGCCATAAGCTATTCTATCCTCTATCTGTTATTGTTTCAACACCTTCTTCGACAGTAGTACTATCAGGAGTTTGCTTAACTGTCAAACTATCAAGTACTTCTTTAACCATATCAGGAGAGGCTTTTGCAGAAGCGTCTGGCTTACCGGGGTTCTCTAGCATCCATTCCATAATTTCAGATTGAGTAGCGGGCTCGTCGTTAGGTTTGACTATTTCACCAAGAGTTGAATTATATTTTAATTCCATTAGATTAATTTAAAGTCTACATCAACTTTGTTATAGTCTACCATGAGATAGCCACTGTTGTGTTTAACAGAAGCCCATGGTACTTCATGAGCCATAACTCCTTGATAAACTTTAGGATTATTTAAATATGTAAAGTTGTAGATGTTAATGTCAGATGGAGATTTTCCAACTAACTCAATATTATCTTTTAATCTTATATCACTAAAACCTAAATCAGAACTTCTTGCATCCCTTTGTCTTGTGCCTGCTTTACTTCCATAACTATCACTTGCTCCTGTATATGATTTACCAGGATCATAATTATTTCCATAGTTAGGATTTTTTTGCATAAAAGTTTGAGCTTTAACTTTTTCAGCTGCTATAGCTGCTTCTGTGGCTGCAGCTTGTCTAGCTTTTTCTTTTTCTATTTCTGCAAGAGTAGCCGCATAAGTGTCTTTGTTATATTTTTTATTAGCTTTAATTCTAGCTTCAAAATAATCTTGTTTTTTTTCTAGCTGTCCTAAATAATCATTTGTTCCAAAACCTGATATTGCGTTTTGTCCAGACAATACAGAACCTGATCCATATTTTAATGCTCCAGAATTAGGATCTCTATATAACATATTACCCATTTGATCTAATGCATTTAATTGTCCAACTAAATTAGGATTGTAGTTTGAAGCTTTAGGATTTAATGGATCTCTCATACTTGCTAGTGCAGTTAAAGGACTAAATATCATTCTCGAACCTTCTTTAAATTTTCCTGGTAAATCTATTGAAGTAATTCCATCTTTAACATTGCTAAATATATTTTTAGTTTTGTTAAATAAACTTTTTTCTGGGTTGCCTCTTGATAAAATTTTGTTATCAATAATTCCTACATTAGGATTATTGTTATAACCTTTGTTTTGAAAAAATTCTTTTAGGTTAGTTACTTTGTTAGGTGCATCTTTAAAATCAAAACCTTTTTGAAAATCTAAATCTTCAAATCTATTATCTTGAAATCTTTCTAAATTTTGTAATCTATTTGGCATGTACTCAGGATTCATAATTAAATCTTGATAACCATAATTTATGTTTGCGGGGCTACCCATTTTTGCTTTATCAAATTGTGAAAAATCTCTTCCTGGTGGAGTAACCATACTTCTAATAGGATCATTTGGATAATCATCATTTATTAAAGACCCTTCAATTGTTTGAACACCTTGATTCATAACATTTGGAGCTGCACTAATTATTCCATCTTGATTATCTAAAGCATTGGCTGTTGTAATTGAAAAATCTTTAACTCTACTTGGAACTGTTAAGTCTTCTACTGTAATACTTTCATCTTCATTATAACCTAAAGGCATAAAGTCTGCACCACCACCATAATAACCAGCATAACCACCTGGTTCGTTTACCAAACCACGTTTCGGTTTTACCCTTCCACCGTCAGCCATAAATCTATTATAAGTTTCTATACCCATATCCTCTATTGCTTCATCTTCTGACATATATCTTTTACCATTAATTATAAATCCTTCATTACCAAAATAACCTGGGTCTTGTCTAAATCCTGTTGATACCATTGGAGGCATCAGCATTGCTGGATCACTAGGTTTCATATAATTAAAATTAGGATTGGTTTGTAAACCTAAAAGTTTTTCCATTTTTCCTTGATTAGCCATTACAGTTTGAGGAGTTGCTTGAGGGTTCATACTCATACTATAATCCATTAACATTCTTAATTTTTGATTGTCAGTACCCGCTGAAGAAGTTTGTATAGCTTTTGCCATATCTTCAACACTTGCTCTTGAATCATAGCGAAAAGGAGCCGGAGCCAAAGAAGATGCAACACCACCTTGATTATAATTTTTTCTAGGTACCATCATGGTACCCACTCCACCACCGTTAGCGTACCCCGCTCCTTCAGAGTCGATTGGTACAAACTGATCGTGGTATTGATGGTAAGTTTTATTTCCTGTTATTCCACCTGTCGCTAACTGTTCAATTAAAATTCGGTATTCTTTTTCGT